TACATTCTTTGAGATGATATCTGCATTAGTGATAGCAACTGAGAACGCATCATCATTGAGAAGTGATGTGGTGACTGTGTGAGTACCGTTGAAAGGTGTGCCGCAACCTGTAATAACTACAGATTGACCTTCACCGAAAGGGTTAAGAGTAGCTGTTGAGAAGTAAGCAACATTGTCCACGAGAGAGACTGCATCGATCGGGACTGAGTAAGAGTTAAGCAGCGGAAGGATGACGGCTTCTGCTGTGTCGATAATGTCATCAAGTGTTGCATCTGAATATAAAGAGGTCGAAACACCAAGCACAGATCGCAACTGTGTGGCTGTGATAATTGTTGGCATTTCGATCCTCTCTATACTGCTGGCGGGGAGATCGGGAGCAACCCCCCCGCCATGATTAGTTAGTTACTTTTTATGTAAGGTTAAAGCGACGAACACCGCCACCGAAGATCGGTGCGATTGCGTAGTAGCCGTACATAGCAACCTGTAGCTGTCCATTAGCAAGAGCCTGAACCTGCAAGGTTGTCTGTGGTCCTTCGTAGAACTTGAAGGAATCTGGAGCGACGATGAATGCTGACTCATCGATCAATGTTGTAACCGCCATGTGTGGATCGACAGCAAGGTTAAGTCCTAGAACCTGACCTGTGATGCTCTGACCTGATACAGAGCCTGGAGCGTTTGATGGCTGCGCTGCTGTAAATAGTGGACGATTTGTTGTGTCGTCTGCTCCAAGGATTGTCTCCCACCATGCTGTATTAGCAACAAGGTTTGTAGCGAACTTGCCTGAGGCTGCGTACGCTGCTGGAACTTCCTTTGAGATGTAAGACTTTAGACCTGCGATTGTTGCAGCCTGTGTTGTTGCTGCTGTACCTGATGCAGTAAATGCTGCGATCATTGCTGTGTCTGTGTACTTAGCGTACGCATCGTTTAGCTCGCGAATCAGTTGATCGTAGAATGCTGGTGATGAACGATCTAGCAATTCCCATGAGATTGTCTGGATTCCAGCAGCCTTCTTAACATCTACTGTGATGTATGTAGAAGCCATTTCAGTACCACCAAGAGCGCCGTTTTCAGCCTCTAGAGTTACTGTTGGAGCAGTTGAAATCTTAGGCAATGTGAATGACATGCCTGACTGTGGAAGGACTCCGCGTGATACTGCATCAACCGCTGGACGACCAGAGATTGTGTTTGTAGCGAACTCTGTCATGTGTGGAGCAAGAGTTAGACCAGTATTTGTGCTGGTGTCATTTGCTGCCTTTACATACTGGCGTGAATCTTCATCGCCAAGAGATGCTTTGATTGTGTGCTCGAGGTATGAACCTGCTGAGACGATTGGTGAACGTGGTGATGTGTAGAAGGCTGGGCGTGGAGCCGCTGCTTCTACCTTGTGAGCTTCTACCGCTTCAGTTACGGCAGGAGTCTCTGGAACGGTAGTGTCTGACACTTGTTCTCCTTCTGGTTGAACTTCTGGGACGGTCGTCTCAGAAACTTGTGATTCGCTTGCTGCTTTGCCAGCTTCTTCTGATGCTGCTACTTCTGCAACTCGAGCAGAATCAATTGCTGGATCTGTAACCAATGATGTTTCCATAATGCGGGATGCTGAGATCATCATTACGCCATCCTTGTTATCCCAAGCATCTACCTTAACGCCAACTGAGAAGCCATCGCGAAGTCCATCTGCAGCTTCTACTAGAGAATCTTCTCCAGCCATTGTGTTAGCGATCTTAAATACTGCATCGATACCTGAATCAGTAATCTCGTATGAAAGAAGTTTACCGATTGGGCGAGTGCGATCATGCTCCAAGAGCAACTTCACATTCTTGTTAAACTTGATTGAGTCTGCACCAAATACTGTTGGTCCAGCAGAAGTGTTGCCCTGCTCGCCCCATGTAACGATGCGACCTGAGATGGTGCGCTTGTTTGCATCTGCTGCTGTGAGTGTGACTGGCATATCAATCTTCATCGAATCAAGTCCTCCTCTTCCTGTATTTGCTCGACCGACATTGCGCCGATTGTGTTGAGTATCTGGTAAACCTGTGCGCGCTCTAATGCGTTACCGCGTAGGAAGTCATCTAAGTCAAAGCGAATCTCTGTTGTACTTGGTGAGATGTCCGGAAGTGATAAACGCTCTTCGATTGCCGAAAGAATCGGACGAAGTGAGAAATCAACCAATGATCGACGTTCAGAAGTGGCGTTGGAATATGTCATCGAGGTTGTTTCAGCGGAAAGGAAGTACGCTGGAATCCCTGCTGCGCGAGCAACTTCCAACGCCACATATTGACGTGCTTCTACTAGCTGTAATGACTTAGGATCGAAACCTACTGATTGCATTTCAACATCTGCATTAAGGAATGCTGTTGAACGAGTAGCACGCGCACCGCGCCATGCTTCGAGCAATTTAGCAATGCGCTCTGAAGTTAGGTTTGTTCCATTTGATTTTAATACCATTGACGGGACTGGCTCTTTTGCGTAGTTCAGCGCTGCCTTCTCGAGTTCGACTGCTGCTGCAACTGTGCGACCTGATCGATTGAGGAATCCCTCATCGTACCCGTCAAATCTAATGATGCTTCCAATACCTGCAATTGGTGCCATCTTGCCATCTACTTCGTAACCATCAATGGCTGTCATGTTCTGATTAAACTTTTGTGTAACACGCTTTGGATCAATGCGAGTCCAAGCTCTAACACGTCCATCTTCTGCATACGCATCGAGGACTAAACCAAACCCAACTCCATAAAGCCAGATATCTTCTGCGAGCCAGTTATAAACTACGAAACCTGAAACGCGAGGATCTGGTTGGTTGATAACGCGAAGTGGCTCAACATGTTGACCAGTTATGCGATTGTATTGCTCAAGAGGTAACGATCCGATTGTTCCACAGATAATGTTACGCGCTCTTGATACTGCTGGTACTGACATCGCTGTTGCGCGATCAATTGCAGTCGGAGCGTTAAGCGCACCATATAAAGATGATGAAAGATTGAAAGGAGTGAGTGAAGCCTCGACATCTACAGTCTTTTCAACTGGAGTCGATTTAGCAAATAAATCCAAGAGTCCCATTAGACATATAATACCATAATGTCTAACCGATTACAATATCATCCTCTGTGTCAGGGCGTGTCGCAAAGTGGGAAACCATAGCCATGCCAACGGCTGCACAGATTGTCGAATTAGAGACCTTGCGCCCTAGATACCAACCGCCATCCTTGAATGGCAGTTTGACGGCTGATAGGACTTGCTTTGTCAGCTCCTCTTGACCTACATGCAATAGCCTTTGGGAAGTAATAGCCGAAAGCATCTCATCACAGGCTTGCCCATAGACTGCTCCATCAATAGGCGTGGTCGGAATACCCGCTGGGGTTAGCCTTGCTGCGACCGCTCCTGCTGTCTGGCGGGAATAAGCAACAGTCTCGACCGAGTATTTGCGAACCCAGTCAGCCACAGAGTTAGCCATCTGCTTATCGTCAAGATTGACAGGATTCTCATAAGTGTCTAATAAGACAACCAAGAACTTATCGCCTTCGAGTCTTTGAGCAGCAAGTAATGCCCCCGCCCTACGATCTGGGCTAAGGTCAATTGCCATCCAAGTCGTTGCCTCTTTGTCAAGCTTTGCTTTGTCAGATAAACAGGCAGCCCATGAGGATGGATTGATAGCAGGATTGATCTGGGATACCCATTGGCAAAGAAGCTCTGTGCGGACAATTGATTCATCATCCATCATGGCGGCTTCTAGGTTTTCAATGCTGATTGTGTGACCTAGTGACGGATTGGCTTGCGCCCAGGCATCTCTGTCATCGATCTTGCACCCTGGCTCAGCAGACCACTCGAACCAGCCGATGCGATCATCCGCCCCACTAGCTGCAGCGACCCCACGCTCTCTGAGTCTGTTCAGGATTACTGAGTGCTGATCTCCAGCGTTGCTAAAGATTAAAGTTTGCGGATTAGGGGTAGCCATCTGCGTATATCGAAGAGATGACCAAACTTCATCATCGTGAAACTCACGAACCTCATCCATATAGACAGTATCGGGAGCGGCAATACCGCGAGAGGCTGAGTTATTGGCTCGCACCAGGTAACGCTCACCAGTCTTAAGCTTGATTTCCTGTGAACCCTTGGATTCGTACTTCTTGCCGAACCTATCTTCAAGGTTGGCAAATGAATGGATCGTGTCATCGATCTTCCAGAAGATTTCAGATGAGGTTGTCAGCTTGTGGGCTGTATGAACCTGCAACTTCTGCTCTAAAGCGTACATTCGCCATAGAATCATGAGCTGCATAAAGGTAGATTTACCATTCTGACGGCTGATAATGACCCCAGCCTCCTTGAACCACCACTTGCCATCCTCAGTTACTTTGCATAATTCATGGGCTAAGAACTGCTGCCAAGGTAGGAGCGTGAAGCCGATTGACTCACAGAATTCAATGAAATCGATGCCTAGAGATGGCAAATCTGGGCTTTTAGTCCATATACGTGGCTCTATCACACCACGGTAAGCCTTCTGAGGCTGTTTTAAGCCTGTTTGAGCATCTTCTGACATCTTATGACCTATTCATCCTGATAGTGGCTTATATGGGCATTATTCGGGATAAATGAACCAG